CCGCCTCGTCTTGTATCGAGGTATCGAGATAATTCAGGGTGTTTTGTCAAATCACTACGAATTTCAGCCAATCTACGAATCGCAGTATCGCGACTTGCACTAAATAGCCAAACCTGTAAAGGATTACCGTTAAACTTCTCAAACAAGCATTGGTGTAATAATTTAACACCAAGAGTCGTGCTTTTACTATGCGAGCGAGGCGCAATAATACATACACGGTGAACATGGCTACCTTTCCTATCAGTGTATAAGTCCATCCACTTACCTATGTGGTCGCCCCAAGAATAACCAAGCCAACGATAAAAATATTGAACATCATGTCTTGCTCTTTCAAAGGCTAATGCTTGTTTTATACTTGCCATAGGACATCACATAATTTTCGATAGGAATTTGCCAAAATACGGTTTTTGTTATGTTATACATAGTATCATCTACTGCGGCCTAAGCGAGCGCATTCCACAATACGGACAGACTCTTGTTAAAGCCTTTCCCCTCATCATATACTTACTCGCCCAACCGCATGAGTCGCACACTACCGCTTCTCGTTTTATTTCAGTCATCTTACAACCCTCAACATTCCACAATAGACCATTCTTTTTTCTTTAGAACTCCACACTTTACAACTTGTATAACACACATACGCTTCTTTACCGCAATTAGAACATTTTCTCAATTTACGATGTAGTGGTTTATGTGGCATCAATGCTCACCAACGGGGGCAAACATAGAACCTATAATTCCTTTTTCTTTGTCAATAATATGTGCGGCTAATCCGGCCTGAGAAGTAGTGTAGCCTTGTCGAGCATGGTATCGGTCATGTCCGGCTAAAGACGGCAATTGAATAATCATACACCCTTTGCTTTCCAAAACTTTACGGTGATGCAAATGTCCGTGAAACCAAGTGTGGTGTTGGCACTTGCCCCATAACTCGCGTTGTTCGCACGACATTAACTCTTCAAGGTTTTTAGCACCGTCGCCATGAATAAAACCAATAAGGTTATTGCCATACTCAACATATTGTCGGGTTGAAGGAGATACAACAACTTCGCAGTCTTCGCAGTCTTCGTATACTGCCGACAAATACATCATCAAAGCAATAGCCGACATTCTATCGTGATTACCCGGCATAAAAACAACTTTGACCGGTGCAACCTGCCTAAGCAAATCTATGTGTTCACGCGCTAACTTACAACCGGTCATCAGTATTTCGGCAGGGGAACCTATCATATCTTGAGGTGTTCCCTTTGTTGTAGTTCCTGCGTCGTTATCAACATGGAACCAATCGCTACCGGTAGAAATAATAATTTGTTCAGGTTTACTGTAAAGTCGAGTAATCAATTCTTGGGTTTTACCCATAAGGCGTTTTTTGGCTTCGTCAAAGTTATAGGTTTCACCGACTTCATCAACCCATCCGTATTTGCCCCAATGAAAGTCAGTCGGACTAATAACAAGAGAGAAAGGGTTGTCGCTTACAGGTAATGCCAATTGAGAGACACTTGTTGCCTTTTCTTGTATGAGATTCTTAAAATCGGCAAGAACATTTGTTTCAAACATGCGGTATTTATCGGCATCTTCTTCAATTTCTTTCCACTTTTTACGCTCAAACTTTTTATGTAATTGGTGTCGTCGCTTAAGAACTAAGTCTTCAACTAATTGTTCTACACTTGACTCCATAATCTGTTCATCAGTGTAAATATCCATGTCGTGAGTCCATCCATGTCGCCGCCTATACTCATCAAACCATGCTCGCGGTATGCCAAACTCTCGACATACTTCGTTAATGGATGCCGGTTTGCCCACCATACTACTATACGCGGTTTTCATGGCTCTATGCCTATCACCTTCAACCTTAATCATGGTGTTGGCAGTCGAAAGAAATGTAAAGTATTCATCATTTACTTGGTCGTAAAAGTATGACTCAGGAACTTTTTCGGCAAAAACATTTTTTTCTACTTTTTCTTCAACAGTAATCTTAAGCATCCCATTACCTTTCATTTTGGTAATACTCATTTCCCAACCTTTGACAGACTTTTTGTTATCCATGTCATGCAACATTCGTGCATTATCCATAATGCTTTTGTTTGAGTCAAAAAATTCAAGAATTAAGTCGTGTCCGTAATTAGGTGGAGCGCGCATTAAATCTTGCTTATTCCCTCCCCTTATAAGGTTTTATTTTTTTATTGTTTACCTTTATGTAAAAAGAATTAAATTAGACACAGTGTTGCGTTTTTACATAATTCTTTTATTGTTTCATAGGTAAAGAACGGGCCGACTTTGCCTATTTGCTTATTGTAATAACTACTTTTCTTAATTGTCTTTGAAACAAAAAAAGAATTAACACTAATACTATTCAGTGCGTCGTTTTATTTTTTTTGTAATAACACACACAATAGAAATAATCAAGAACCACTAATAC